AAATTTTCCAATTTCTTACGATTTTGATAAATAGACAATTCTTCAAAATCTGCATTTGGAACACTCACTCTACTAGTTTGGCTTTTTAAACAATAGTAAAATTTTTTATTTCCTGGAAAATAATATATATTACCAGCCATAGATTCAGTTAGAGGAAATTTTCCATCTTCTTTTCCTACTGCTGCAACAACTCTATCTTCGATACTCTGTGCTGTTCCATCATATTCGCCTTTTTGAGTGTAATTTGCTTCTAAGTACTCTTTTGTGATATATAAGTCTTTACCATCATTATGAACAATAACAGAGCCTGTATTGGATGATATTAAATTAATTTTTATTTCCATTCTATGTGGTCCATCAGCTTCAGGCGGAATCCAAGAAGTTTCATCACCATCATTCATATAAAAATATAAAATTTCTACACCTTCATCTAATACATATATTCCTGTTTCTCTTGGAAAATATCCTTGTCCAAGTGAAACATTATCTATAACAGTTGTTAATACAACTGCATCCCCTTTTGGTTCTTTACTTAAAATTGATTTTTCTACTTTTATATTTTTTATATCTGTCAAATCTGCTGGATTTTCATTATCTGTAAGTTTTCCATCTCCAAATTTTATTTTTGTAAATTGAATTGGAGTAGAAGCAGCTTGACATTTTGCCAAATATACCCTTCCTTTTTTAGTTAATCCACTAAATTTCATTTTGTAATCTCCTTTCTAATTTGCTTATATGCTCCTAAGAATATATTTTTATTTATATCTCTATCTTCTCCAGCATTAACTTTTTTGGCTGATATAAATACTTCTTTATATCCTGCAACATAATAGTTATATTTTTTTTCTTTTAATGAATAAAAAGCTTCAAGAATACTCCTAACATTTTTATACTCCCCTATAAGTGATAAAACATTTTTTAACCAGTTTTTATCCTTACTTTCATTTTCTGTTATAAGTCTAAATGTAAAAGGTTTCCCACCATATTCAAACCATTCTTTTATATCTATTTTATAATTTAATATTTTTAATTGAGATATAACAGCTTCTTTTGTCCCTTTCTTTGAATGTATCCAATAAGCAGATTTTATTAGCTTTATTTTTATTTCTCTATCTAAACCACTATTATAATCATCTATATTAAAATAATAAGCTACTTCATCAAGTGTTCTATCATCTAATAGATCAAGATTGTAAATAAAAGCTAAGTTATCAATATTACTGATAATATATTTTTTAAAAATATCCTCAAATTTTTTTGAAAGAGTTCTTAAATTTTTATATTTTTTTAAATTCTCAGGGAATATATCCTGGTAATTAACTTCCATTAATTTACTCATCTTCTTCTCCTTGATATTTAATAGTCTTTTGACTTTCAATAGCTACAGTATCTTTTTCTAATTTAGTAAAAGTAGGACTTTCTATTTCAACCCTTTTTGCTCCAGCAGTAATTAAAAATTGAATTAATTTATTTGGATTTATATCTCTACCTAATTTTTCTTTTTGCCAAGCAATATATTCTTCTAATGCTAGTTCAACATTCTTTTTTACCAAATTTGGCATATTAGTTTTTTTAATCCAGTATTTAACATTAATGTTATAAGTAGATTGCTTTGGCTTTTCTATTTCAACTTTATCAGTCAAAGGTCTTACATCATCTTTTAGTTTTTCTTTAATTAAATCTAATATTTCAGAACTAGGTAATCCCCCATTTTTCATTAAAGGAATTATTTTAACTACACCAGGACTTATAACTGGGGTGTAGATGTAGGAATCAGTAATATCTTGATGTGAGGTTAAAACATAATATAAATAAGCTCCATGTGGACCTGCAACAGAAAATGCTTTTGGCTTTAATCTTATTCTTTCTCTGTAACGATCATCATTTTCTCTATCTGCTCCACCACTTGTTTTTGTTATATTAGATACTGAAAGTAAATAAGGAATATCATCTACAATAGTATTAATTTCTCCTATTTCAATATCATTTCCTATTAAACCTGTTGAGAGACATTTTACCTTACCTATTGCAGTTCTTTTACCTATTTCTAATGTTACTGTTTCGATACTCTCGAAATATAAATTTCCTTTTGCAATTTTATGCCCTTTTTCAATAACTTTTTTTTCATCAAAAATTTTAGAAAATATGTATTCAACAGTACATTCAGCTTCTTTTTCTATTATTCTATTAACATCTACCAGAGCCCCTAATGCATCAAGATATTTCCCTTCAGAATATTGTAATAAATTCATTCTTCCTATAAAATTCATATGATTTTTTGATAGTGATAATATATATGTTACCCAATCAATAAAATCTTCAATAGCATCTCCTGTTTGAATTTTAACTTGCATTATTTCTTCATATCCATTTTTTATTTGTTTTTTTATTTCATTAACATCTAGTTCAATGAAAGAAAAATCGTTATTCATCTTTCACCTCTCCTATAATCTTTATTTTCATTTTTGCAATATTTTGCATTTCAATAATTTCAATATTTTTTACTTCAAATCTTTTTTCTTCTTTTTCTATTTCTTCCATACAATTAGCAATTATTTCAGCCTTTATAAGTTCAAAAGGTTTGTCTACATTATTAATATCCATTCCTTTTTCTCTAGCTAAAACCACATTTCCTTTTATTCTTGACACAATATTTTCAATATTTTGTACAATTTCTGTAGCTTTATTTTTTTTAAAAATATAGTTTTTTTCTTCTCCAAAATTTAAAAGAATTTCCATTAGTTATACTCCTTTAAACTTACCTTTATATCCATTTTAGTTACTTTACCTATTGCATTAAATGCTTTATGTTCTTCATTAAGACTAGTAATAACATAGTTACCTATCTTTTCTCCTCCAATTATAAGCCTTAATACTTTGCCTTCTTCCATATATTTTTCCAATTTTTCTTTTTCTTTTGGAATATCAACTTTAAAAAAACGATTAAGGTGAATTGACAGTTCAATTTGTTTTAAATCTATACCATCAAATTGTAATTTAGGTTTTTCTCCAATAATTTTATGTTCAATCCATCGTGCTGAAGAAGAACGAGAAAATGAATTAAAGGTTTTTGTATATAAAGAACTTGCCATAAATATGAAATTACCTAAACTTCCAATAATCATTATTGAGGACCTCCTGTAATATCTCCACCAGCTTTTACTCCTGAATGTGTATGTTCAGATAGTTTTATACCTTTTGCACTTACTTCTTCAGAAGCATTTACACTTCCTTTTACATCAATTATTCCAGTTACATCTATATCTCCTATAATCTCTGTTTTTGGACAAGTAATCTTTATATTTTGTGCAACAATCTCTATTTTATTGTTACAATTTATATATAATTTAGAAGAATTTTCATCATAAGAGATAATTGTTCCATCACTAAAAACTGTTATTTCTATACCTTCTTTGGCTGAAGCTGGAATAGGATTAGCCTCACTGTATCCTGAACCTAAATAAAATCCAGAAAAAGAATTTTCAGGAAAAATACATATCCCACTTTCACCAATTTTAGGCATTGAGTAACTTTTTGTTTTTTCAGTTCTACCTTGTAAAACTGGAATTTCTGCAGAGGGTATATTTAAATCCTCAAATGTTACTTTAATTGTTCCTTTATCTGGAAATATACTTGTTACAGTACCATACCTTATCATTCCTCTACCTCCATTTCCATAATTTTATGCATGTCTGCTGTAATCTCATATGAAAATAAGTTAATATTTAAATTATCAATTATATATTTGCCAGAAAAATTTGCAAAATCACTTAAAATAACAGTATCTCCAACAGATAATAATTTTTCTGTTCCCATAAAAGTAACACTGGCTTTTACTTCTTTTTTGTTTTTTCCTCTTAATGCTTTTTTAGCAATTTCTAGTAGCTGTTTATTAATTTCTTCTTTATTTTTACCAGTTATTTGCTTATCTTCATTAATAAACAAATCTCTTTTATTTTTTTTCTTATAAGAATTTCTATTTTTAAGAAAGAACTTTCTTTCAATTTTCTTTTTTTTCTTGTAATCATAGTAGCAGATTGTACAACTTGAATAAGAGTCTGTATCATCAGTAGAAAAACTATAGCTAGCAATATTACTCTTATTAAAAGTCATTTTAGGTTCTCTTTTTTCATACTTCTCTTCTTCAAAAATAACTATTTTGTTATTAAACAATTTTAGATTTGCTCCAGCTTCTTCACACAAAGATTTTAAAAAATCAAAATCAGATTGTAGTTTTTGCTCAATTCTTTGATATTTTCTATTAAAAGAAATATCAGAAATTAATTCAATTTTTCTATTTTTTGCTATCTCAGTTATTATGGTTTTAAAATCTACATTTTCCCACACATGATTTTCTTTTTTATCAACTATATCAGAATTTAAATCATAAGATATCCCTCTGATATTCACAATATCAGGAGGACCACTAAAATTTATACTATCTATGTAGAATTCTCCCATATCATGAACTACAATATTTCCATCAATTTCCCAATTTTCTAAAATTAAAATAGTTTTTAAGATATCTCCCTTTTGTGGAAACCAGCTATCTAACCAGTACATTTCTTTATTCTCTAAGGTCAGTTCTAAAGAATCTAATTCATTTATTGAATCGCTTTGAGAACAACTTAAAAGCTGATTATGAATATTTTGTGTAATATTTTTCCCCTCATAGAATATTTCTATTCTGTTTTTTCTGGGGTTTTTTACATTTTTATTTTTAAGTTCTTCAATATTCATTATCTCCTCCAAGGTGGTATATCTTCATCTGTTAATTTAATATTTTTATATTTTAAGGTTATTCCTGCTGGAAATATTGCATAATCAGAATAATCTTTATTCCAGAAAAAAAGATAATCAATAGCCTTAGAATTGGAAAATAAAATATATGAAATTGAGTCCCATGTATCTCCATTTTTTGTGATGTATTCTTTATAGTTATCTTCCACGACCTCTCCTTTTTTCTTCATTTTCATATTTTTTCATCATATTTTTAAATTCATTAAAAGCATCTACTTGATTTTTCTTTATAACTTCATCAACACCTTTACTATCATTAGCATTAATAACTGGTGCATAGGTAAAAGTAAATGAACTAGAATTGTCAGTTTTTTCATAAGCTCCTATTAATCTTCCAGTTTTTTCCCAAAGATTAAAACTTCTTTCACTGCTATCATGAGGAATTATAGATTCAGATGATGCCCCTTCTCCAATCCAAGCAAGAGTTGGAGAATTTACAATTCCACCTTTTGCATATCCTGGTATATTTCTACCACCATAAGAATAAGGGGTTATATTAGATTGTGTTGAATATCCTCTTCTTCCTGGTGGAGCTGTTCTTTCATTAGAACCAAAAGATAATATTTTTTTCCCCCAGCCAACAACAGTATCAAATCCATTTTTAATTTTTTCAAATATTCCTACAAAAAAATCTGCCACTTTTCCACCAATATCTTTGATATTATTCCACTTTTCTTCCATCCAATTAAATACATTACCAAGTATGTTTTTTATTGAAGCTTTAAAATTATCCCATTTTAGAACTAGGTTAGTTATCATATTTGCCACTTTTTCTTTTAATTCAGCTGCTTTTGCTTTTATCTTATCCCAGTTTCTATATATTTCCATTCCACCTTTTACAATCCAACCTATAGGACCCATTAAATACCAGAATTTATCAATAAGTCCAACTACCATATTTTTTAATTCAATAGCCTTTTGTTTTACAGTATCCCAGTTTTTATATAATAAATAACCAGCAGCTACTAATGCAATAATTCCAGCTATTACCCAAGTTATAGGACTTGCTAACATAGTTGCTCCAAATTTAACAAATGCTTTTGAGAGTGTCCCAACTCCTTTAATTAGTCTTTTTCCAAAATTAAATAATTTTGCCCCTGATTTTAGTATATTTGTACCTACTTGATGTTTTGTCATAAAACCAGCTATTTTAAGATAGTTTGAATATATTTTTAAAGTTCCAGCTACTCCTTTGAAAGCTATACCTAATCCACCTAAAACTACAACTCCTTTTAAAAGAGAATCCATAATTTTCTTAAATAATTCAGGATGCTTTTCCTGATAGGCAGATATTTTACTTAAAAAATTGGAAAACCATTCTAATGCACTATTAACAGAAGGAAGAACAGTTGTTCCCAACTGAGAAAGAATTATTGATAATTTACCATTTGCTATTGCTAATTGATTGGCAGTTGTAGCCCTTTTTATATCTGCTTCCTTATCAACACTTCCTTTAGCTTCATCTCCATTAACTTTAGCTAAATTTTCATTAACTCTATCTAAATTAGCTGCAATAGCAGCAGCTCCTCTTTTTCCTTCTTCTCCAAAAAGCAATGTCATTATTGCTCCTTGTTCATCTTTAGATTTGCTATTAATTTTTGTAAAAAGCAAATTTAATGCTTTTTGAGCATCTTCCTGAGCTAATTTCGATAATTCAACAGGATCTATTCCTAAAGATTTATATATCTTTGCTTGGTTTTTTGTTACAGCATTTCCTTTTGTCATAGCACTAAAAACTTTTTTTGCACCAGTTGCTGCTACATCTGCATCCATACCTTGTTCAATTAATGAAGCACCTATTGCAGCTACTTTATCTGCTGAAAATCCTGCTAATTTTCCTATATTTCCAGTTCTATTCACAAAATCTGTAATTTTAGCAGCACTAGCTCCTGTTGTATTTCCTAAATAATTCATTTTATCTGTTAATTCTATTAAACCCTCATATGGAAGTTTTAAAGCATTTTTCATTTCAAACATTGCTTGTGCAGCTTCTTCTCTATTCATGTCAAAAGCCATTCCAATTTTAGAAGCTAATTCAATATATTCAACTGCTTCTTCTTGATTTAACCCTGACTGCCCAGCACTAGCTGCAGCTCCATACAATTCATTAAGTGAAATTGCAATTTTTTTCTCTGTAATAATTTTATGTAAATCTTTTTTAAATTTCTCTTCTTCCTCTTTTGAGTTAAAATCAAATTGTTTTTTTACATCTGAAAAATTACTTTCAGCATTTATAGCTTCTTGAACTGGTTTATATAAAGTTCCAGCTACTGCACCAGCACCAGCTAGCATTTTATTACCAGCACTAGAAAATTTATTTGCTATATTATTCACACTTGAAGCTTTTGTAAACTTTTTAGTGGCATTTTCAGCGGCTTTAATAGATTTTTCTAATTTATCATATGCTTTTGCTGTGTCATTAAGATCAATTTTTTTTTCTTTCAAAATATTTCTAGTTGTACTTAAATTTTTAGCTTCTTTTATATAAGATTGATTTAGAGAGTTTAGTTTTTTCTCTAAATCTTTTAAAGCTTTAGTTTTTTCTTCAACTATTTTTTTACTTTCTCTAATTTCTTTTCTTTGTTTGCTTGTTTTTCCAGTGTTTTCTTCAATAGCTTTTTTTTCATTTTCTATTTCTTTTTTTAGATTTTTTATAGCTTTTTCAGTTTCTTTTATAGTTACAATTTTTTCCTTTAAAGCTTTATTATCTTTATTGTATTTTGCAATTAAAGATTGAGTATCTTTTAAATTTATAATTTCTTGATTTAATTTCCCAATAGTATTACTTAATTGAGATATTCCCTTATTTGCCATTCCAAAAGATTTAGAAAAAGTAGCACTAACCAAAGCACCTATCCCAAATGAAATTCCAATTGATTTCATATTTCCTCCAAATAAAAAAACCACTTACCAGATTACGATAAGTGGTTTTTATTTTTTTATTTATATTGTAATATGCTAGAAAATGGCAAAGAATAGAACTATCAAGATAATTAAACATAATATAATTTGTAAAGAATTTAATATCATATCTCCCATGACATTAAAACATTCAGCAAAATCATTCAAAAAATCTTTCCCATCATTTTTTGAAATTATTCTTTCTTCTTCTATTTGCATATTATTTTCTTCTAACATTGCTTGATGAAGAAGAGTATTATCTATTTGATGTCTTTGCATATTACTCACCTCTTAAATGGATTTTACAACAAATCTATTTAAAAAGCAACCACTTATTTAAAATTTTGATTGTTTTTCAAGAATTTCTCCCATATCACTTGCCCAATCAAAAAATTCTTGAAAATTCATATTAATAAAATAATCTATACTTGTTCTACTCTCTTTGCTCATGATTAAGATTGATTTTCTAATATCTTTGAAACTAAGTTTTCCAATCCCAATCCATTGAACAAACCCTTTACTTCATTTGTTATCTCCAAATATTCTCTTCCAGTTAATTTTTCAACTAAGTCATCATAAGAACAATTAATCATTTTAGCAGCAACAAAACCTAAATAACCTCTTGAATTTTCCATATCTCCTTGTGGAAAAACTCCACCTGTCAACAAGAATTCTCTTTCAGCATCTAATATAGACTTTGGTGTAAAATTTTCTTTTGAGATATTAATTTCATCTATTTCAACTTCTACTCCATCTCTCTTACATTTAATCTTATTTTTTATTTTCATACTTTCCTCCCTAAATACCCATTGCATCTCTTACTTCTTCTAGTAAATCTTCGCCATTAATGTTGAATATCATGTTTATTTTATCTATTTCTAAAACTGTTTCTCCATCCATTTCTACTTTTAAATAAAGACAACTATATTTTTGATTTGAACCAGAAGGTTTTCCAACTTCTAATTTCCCTAATCCTATATTTTTAGGAACAACTCTAGTAGAAATCTTTAATTTTCCTGTTTGAATTTTTCCACCAACAACATCAGTTGATTGAGTAGCAGCTCTAAATTCCAAAGCATAAACTTTTTGAGTAAAATTATGAAAATTTTTATTTATTAAAGTTCTAAAATTAAGTCCAATTTCCATGCTTTGAAAATGTCCTAATGTTGGAGAATCTATTTCTCCAGCAATCCCAGCTCCTGAAATTGTTTCAGACATAAATTGAATATCAGGTAATTCTGCATCTACCAATGCAGTAGGTGACATTTCCCCATCTATAAAACATTTATAATTTACTATTTTTTCTGGAATAACTCCCATTGTTTTTGCCATTTTTACCTCCTAAAATAACTTGTCATAATAATTTACATCTATTTCTAAATCATAGATTATTTCTTCAGCTGGTAGTACTGGTGTAAAGTATACTTTAAATTTTATTTTTCCATCCACCAGACTTGTTTTTGGATTATCTTCTTTTCTAAACTCTACTCTTGCTCCAATACTCATTCCTGCTGCAACAAGTCCATTTAACCAAATATTGATACTGTCTGTAACAGTTTCAATTAAAACTTTATTTGTAGGATCATCTACTTTTTGCCAATAAGTTAATACTAAAGAGTTAATTAACCAGTTAAACATTAACCTACTTGCAATAAAAGAGTCTTTTGGATCTGTATTTGCTGGGAAACAAGATGTTCTATTTCCCCAAAAACGCCAACCACCTATCCAGTTTATAATAGTTGATATTCCTTGACTGTTCAGATAATTTGCTTCATCTAATCCTAGCCATACAGGAGTACCATCTGCTAGTACAGCTCCATCTCCTTTAATATTCTTATTACTTGGAGATTTATAAGGAACATCTTCTGATTCTTTGGCTAAAATTTGAATTATTGCAGCCTTTTGAGTTGAAATATGATATTGAGTTTCTCCTAAGGATATTTTAGGATAACTAACATCTAAAAAAGTTGAAGAAATATTGTTTTTATTTTTAATTTGCACAGTATCCCCATATTTTTTTACTGTATTAGTATCCAAGTCAACTAATCCAAATGCTTGAAAATGTCCATTTATACTTCTAGCTTTTGCTTCAATCACAGCACTTACAGTTGAATCAGTAGAAAATTTCGGAGCTAGAATTAAAGTAGGGACTTTTCTATACTTTGGGAAAACTTCTGATATTAATTCTAAACCTTTTTTCTTTCCAGTTGTTCCATCTATTCCACCTATTATGTCTGTATTTTTGACTGTTGAAGGGTCTATCATACTATAACTAACTTGGATATCTGTTGTTCTTGTTTCACTAGGTATTATTACTAATTGCCCCTTATCATTAAAATTCTTTATATATTCAAAAGTTTCTGTTATAGTTAAAGTTTCAGGAATTATTCCAATATCTTCTAATAAATATTTACCATTAATAAATTTTATTGTTTTATTTTGTACCTCTTTTTTATGTTTTTCAGGGTCAAGTACATTTATTAAAATGATTGGACCTATATTAAATTTTGAGAAATGTGTATCTATTGCCTCACATAAAGTATAGTTATTAAAATCATTTAGAAAACCAAAATTTTCAACTGCTTCTGCATAAGAACTACATAAAATTGGTTCATTAACATTTTTTGTTTTACATAAATTAATTGGAGCTGTTCCAACATACACTGGAGTTATTCCATCACTTACAGCAGCTATTAATTTTGTAGGACTTTCTTTCCCTGTTACACCATGTCTAAATCCCATTTATTTTCCTCCTAATTCATTTTTTAAAATAAGATAATTATTTTTATAATATTCATTATTCCTATCTTGTAATTTATCAATATCTATCATTAAATTATTAATAGTAGGATATTTTTCAATTGCTTTATTTATATTTTCAGGAAATGAGTCTATAAAAATAGTATTTTCTGCTAAATTATATGCAAGAATTGTTGGACCTATATATATTTTTGTAAAATTTTCTTTTTCTTCTTCTTTTACTATCTCTTTTATTACTTCTTTGTTATCTTCCTGCATTTCATTATTTACTTCATTATTTACTTCTTCTTCGTTTTTTTGAATAGGCTTAGCCAATTCAATCACCTCCATTTATCCAATTATCAGCATCTTTTCTATAATCTTTTTCATATATGATATTTAAGTCAATAAATCCTAAGAAATAGGGATAAGGTTGTGCTTCTGGTAAGCTCCATTCAGCTTCTGGAAGTATTTCAAATCTATTATTTATTACTCCAATTTCCATTACTTTTTCAAAAATTTCTTGAGTTAAATTACAAATTTTTAAATATCCATCTTCAGAAGTTTCACTAAAAATCCCAATTGAAATTAAAACTGATAATTTTTTCTGTTCTAATGTGTTCTTAGCTCCAGTTACCCTAATTGTTATAGCTGGAATAATAGTTTTTTCAGAGTCAGGAGGGAGTGAGCCAATATAGATATCTATTTCCCTTTCTCCTCTTTCTTCTCCTTTATAAACAGGAAAAATTTTACCTTTTATTGTAGGTTCTATTATTTTTTTTATTTCTTCTTCAAGTTCTCTAACATTTATCATTTTGTATACCCCAGTAAAATTCTATTTATTTCTTTTTCTAAAATAGTTTCTATATATTTTTCTCCCTGCTCCATAGCATATTTAGAAACGCTTTCAGAAGCTATCATTTCAGAAATACTTATTGTATAAAGTTGAGCAATAGGAGTTTGTTTTTTTCCTATATTTTTTCCTTTTGATGTTCTTTTTCTCTCATTGCTCTTCCTTTGGAAAATTCCCATATGCCCATTCTGTAAGATAGTTATAAATGGTTTTCCAACATACTCTGGTTTTCCATTTAATACTTTACTTTTTTCAGTTTTCTTTATCTTTACTTTTGTATTTCTTTTACTACTTGAAGCTAAAAAGCGAATAATAGGTTCTCTTGGATATCTTGCACTTATAGTTCCAGTCAATGTAGCAAAAGTTGCTTTTCTTATTTTCAAATCTTTATCAA